TAAGATTACCATGCAGACTTACGAAGAACACGGGCATCTTTCTGATACTTTCCGTTATGTGGTGGCTGACTTATGCCATGAGGAGTACACAGCTTTCAGCAACCGGCGAAAGAGAAATCTCTACGGTAACAAGGGTGCATTTTCATACTACAATCCTGGCACTGAATATGAATATAGTAATAAGATTGTCTACGTTGTGCCCAATGTGAACGGGCGTTTCTTACTTGTTCAGGCGTTCAGGTGTGGTGAGAAATGGCATTTGGTAGATATTGTCTACCGGCAAACTGCCTCGATGGAGGAAATTAAATCTTCAATAAAGAAGCATGAAGCAAGCCTTTATATTGTTGAATGCTCCAATGTCTATTTCCCTATGGTTAGAGAACTCCGGTGTTCACTTCCAGAAGTGAAAGTCGCTAAAGAATATCCTGATGTAGATAAGCGTATAGCTGCTACATCAGATTTCATTAAAGAATACTTTTTGCTTTCTGAGAAGAAACTGGAAGATTCAGATGAGTATGGTAGTTTCTTGGCCAGTCTGTTAGATTACAATATTGATAGTGAAAATAAAGAGGCTAACATTACTTTAAGTGGCTTAGCTTATTACATCATAAAATACTGTTCATAAAAGTGCCCCTTGTAAATGGTTGATATATAACTGTCTATGCTGATTTTGTACTAAATGGTATATGTCAAGATATTTGTATTTCAAAAAATCGGATATCCTTCTGCATATATTTGTTTCAAAAGAAAATCGGATGAGTTGGAGCCTTTTTAAAAAGAAGTCTGAAAATGATTTGAAAGAACCTGCCGAAGAAAAGAAAGTTGTCAATTCGGAATATGATTCAGGTTCTGTAGATTTTATCGTTGAAGAGTTATTTGCTAACCCTTGTGTGTGTAGTCAAAACTATCTTCAATTGTTTGCTTCTATTCCAGAAGTATTTTTCCCTATTGACTATATCGCATCTCGAATTGCCGGTGCTATATTCAATTTGAAAAAGGTGAAAGATGATAGTATTGTCTGGGACAACCAAAAGGTCAATCAAATTTTGAATAAGCCAAATTGCTTGTTTAGTTGGAAGGAAACTGTCTATTCTCATTTCGTATATAGGCTTTGTACCGGTGATAGTTTTATACGTGCTGCTGTTCCTGAATCATTGATGAGTGCCAAGGAGTTATGGAAATGGTGCTCAAACTATTGGGTATTACCTGCTGATAAAGTCGAAATTATGCCTGTACGTAATTTTATTCCTTTATTTGGTATAGCTGAAACCGAAGATATTATAGACTGCTATCACATGAATTTTGGTTTTAGCTCAGGTTTAAGAATGAACCCTGCTCAAATTCTGCATGATCGTGAAGGGATTCCTTCACTGTATCCGGGCATAAGTTTTTTGCGTGGTACCAGCCGCTTGAAATCTCAGTCAAAACCGATCAGTAATTTAATAGCTGTCTATGAAGCAAGAAACGTGATTTATGTGAAACGTGGAGGGCTTGGTTGGTTAGTTTCTGCAAAAAAAGACGAGACAGGAACCATTGCAATGACGCCAGATGAGAAGAAGGAACTCTTACAAGAACATAATAAAACATACGGGATAGGAAGAAGTCAGTTTCCTTATGGCTTTTCTAATATTCCGTTAGATTTTCTCCGGACAAATCTTTCAATTCAGGAGTTACAGCCATTTGAGGAAACCCTTGCGGATGCTATTAATATATCCGGGGCATTTGGTATCCCTGCTGAACTCGTACCTCGTAAAGACCAGTCTACTTTTAACAATCAAAAGACAGTTGAAAAAAGCGTGTATAGTTCTGTAATTATACCCATGGCTACCGGATTCTGCAAGGATATTACGGAGTTTCTGGGGCTTGAAGCTGACGGACTTTATATAGACTGTGACTTTAGTCATGTTGACTGTCTGCAGGAAGGTAAGAAAGAGGCCGAAGATGTCAAAACCAGTATTTCAGGAAGATGTAGAGTCGAATTTCTTTCCGGTATTATCTGCCTGAACGATTGGAGAGCACAAATTGGAGAAAGTAAGGTTGAAATCCCGCTATATAGTAAACTGATATTCGAGATGTCGCCTGACGAGATAGAGAAAGTAAAAACGATGTTGAACTTAACAACAAAAAGTGTAGATGGAGAATTACAAAAACCTTCTGTGCAAAACGAAGGCAAATGATGTTGATGAAAAAGGTGTTGTTACAGTAGCTGTTAACGGCATTGGTGTTAAGGATTCACAGGATGATATTTCAATGCCTGGTTCTTTCAATAAAACGTTGAAAGAGAATTTTAATCGTATGCGTTGGTTCTTAAACCATAGAACTGACCAACTCTTAGGTGTTCCTCTTTCTGGTGAAGAAAAGGAAAATAATCTTGTGATGGTCGGGCAGATTAATCTCAAAAAACAGATGGGGCGCGACACTTTGGAAGATTACAAACTGTATGCTGAGAATGGTCGAACTCTTGAACATTCTATTGGTGTCAAAGCGATAAAGCGCGATGAGGCAGATCGAAGAAAAGTAAAGGAATGGTTCATGGGAGAATATTCGACTTTGACCGCATGGGGGAGCAATCCTCAAACGTTTCTGGTTGATATTAAGTCTGCCACGAACGAGCAGGTAAAAGAAGCTATAGAGTTTATACGGAAGTCCTTCCATTTCAGGTATTCTGACGAACGTTTAAATGCTTATGATATGCAGTTGAATTTAATGCTAAAAGCACTTAGTGGTGCTCCTATAGTGACTTGTCCACATTGTGGCTATGAGTTTAACTATGATGATGTTCCAGAAGTAACTTATTCTCAGCAAGTGTTAGAACTTGCTGCACAATATCACCGGTGGATTACGGAGGATATTGTACGTGAGGAAATGAATAAGCTTACCCCGCAAATCAGGGAACAGGTTATTGCCATTCTTGACACACAGAAAATGCTGGATGTTAAGTCTATGGATAATATCTCGAATTATGTACGTTGCCCTCATTGCTGGGCAAGAGTCTATAGAAGTAATGCAGTTATCAAAGATGAGTCAACAGATACTTCACCTAAAGGTAGCAATGAGCCGTCGAATGACACTCAGACCCTGCCAACAGGAGCCAATGAAGTAACTATTGATACAGAGAAAGCCGCTGATACCAGCACTTTCTTCCATACTCTGAATGATTGCTTTGTCGAACAATAAATTGAAAAAAATTATGTCTTTAAAGAAATTTACTGTATCAGATTTTAATCTGAAAACTGACCATCTGCCGACTGAGCAGAAGTCGTTCATGGAAAACATTGCTGGTATGATGTGTGATGTCATGAATAAGTCTCTCGAAGGAATGCTTGCTCCCAATGAAGTGACTGAGAAGTTCACTGAAATCAACAACCTGCTGAAAGCTTACGACGGTGAAAAGTTTACCCAGCTTATCAAAGATAATGAAACACTTGTTGAGCAGGTCAAGAATCTGGGTGAAAGTATTGAGAAAATGAAACAGAAAGGCTTATCAATGGAGACTATCAACAAATTCGATGAAAAATTGAATGAGATGTTAGACTCTGAGAAATTTGCAGATTTTGTTTCCGGCAAGACGCGTAAGTCCGGTTCATTTGATGGCTTCTCTTTGAAAGATGTTGTCTCTATGACCGACAACTATACCGGCGAATTGTTGATTACCCAACAGCAAAAGCGTGTAGTTAGCCAGGTCTCAAATAAACCGTTGCATATGCGCGACGTGCTTACTACTTTGCAAGGTGACCCGGCATTCCCTCAGTTGGCTTATGCCCAGGTGTATGATTTTGACCGTAATGCACGGTATGTTACTGAGAATGGTAGATTGCCTGAATCGAGCATTAAGGTGAAGGAACAACAGACTGGAACCAAACGCCTTGGTACACATATTCGCATTTCCAAGCGTATGCTCAAGAGCCGTGTCTATATTCGTTCTTATATCCTTAATATGCTTCCTGAAGCTGTATGGATGGCTGAAGACTGGAATATTCTGTTCGGTGACGGCAACGGTGAGAATCTGCTTGGTATTACTAACCATATCGGCGTTACTTCAGTTGAGGACATTATCAGTAGCGCGATTGTAACTGGGAGTGCCGGTTCGGTTAAAGCTGTCGCAGGGCAAAATGACAACAAAGATATCATCATTGAGTTTGCCAATCCTCAGGACCTGATTATTGATGGTATGACAATCACTTTTGCCCATGCAGCAGTGAATACCGATCTTAGTACTGCACACCCTATCGTAAAGATAAACGACCGTCAAATTCTCATTGAGGGTGTCGCATATAAAGGTGCAGAGACTGCTCTTGCTGAAATGACATTTACCGTTAATAATGCTGCGTTCAAAAACATCGAAGAGCCGAACTCAGAAGATGTAGTGAAGACTGCTTTCGCTGTAATGACGTACGCTCAGTATTATCCGAACGCCATAGTTTTGAATCCGATTACAGTGAATGCTATCGAATCTGAAAAAGATACTACCGGGCGAAACTTGGGTATTGTTTCAATGCGGAACGGTATGAAATGCATAGCTGGACGTCCTGTTATTGAATATCAGGGTATCATGCCTGGAAAATATTTGCTTGGAGATTTTAATCAGGCTTCCAACTTGGTTGATTATTCTTCATTGACTCTTGAGTGGGCCGAAGATGTTGACACCAAATTATGTAACGAAGTTGTCTTGATTGCTCAGGAAGAGGTTATATTCCCTGTTTATATGCCTTGGGCTTATGCTTATGGTAATCTTTCCTCTTTGAAAGCTGCAATCACCAAAGCAAAACCGTAAGATATGAAGTACATTCTTGATGGAAACGAAAAGGATGTTACCAATGTGATTAAAGAACAACGCATTCGTATAGGTAGGGGATTGATTTCATTCACCCCTATCTCCGAGTGTGGGCTTATCACTGAGGAAGATGCCCGTAAAGCTATGGATGAGAAGTTAGCAGAACTGGCTGCATCCGTTGAAGAGAATCAAAGCCTGAAATTGCAAATAGCAGACTTTGAGTTGAACATTAAAGAGAAGGATGCTCTCATTGCTTCTCTTACTACTGAACGTGATAAATTACAGGCAGGTGCAACCGAGTGTGAGGTAATGAAGGATAAAAAAGAATTGTCTGTAAGTGACTCTAAGAATCTTACTACTGAAGAGTCTAAAGGCTCGGTAACGTCTGATGATAAGACTGTCAATGTAGAAGAGAAGAAAAGAGGGCGCCCGGTTACCCGTAAAACTGAATAGTTATGTTGATTGATGTTTCATATTTCCTCTCCGGTCCGAGGCATATTGCTAATGCGACATTGGCAGAACTTCCATCGCAAGATTCCATTGCTGTGAATGATATGATAGTGGCGTACATAAAGGAGTACCAGTCGCAATTTCTTTCTGGTATGTTGGGAAGTAAACTTTCTCGTGAAGTTACTGATTACCTGGAATTGATTGAGCAGGAGGAAGAGGAAACCGAGGAAAATAAGAACGAAGAATCTGCCTCAGTCTCAGAATCCAAATATGAGTCATTATGCAAACGCATACGTGATTCATATGCAAACTATGTATTCTTCCATATTCTTCGAGATGCTAATATACAGGCAACTATCAAAGGGCTTGTACGCTTAAAGAGTGACAATACCTATGTCTCGCCTTTCCAAAGGCAAGTTAGCACTTGGAACGATATGGTAAAGAAGAATCGGGAGTTCGTGAGGTGGGCCTCTTCAAAAGATTGTCCTTTTACTGTAAGCATCGACAGCAATTTATTAACCCCTATCAATACTTTCAATTTATGACAGATACCGATATCATAGACATATTCGCTGATGTGGTAAAGAAGATTCCGGAAGAACTTGAAGTTATCTATACTGATAGTAAAGGTGCTAAGAAGGTTATTAAGAATCTACCGATCAACTTTGTATTTGGAAGTGGCCAGTATGTTAAGGACATGCTGGACACAACCACAAAGTCCGATAATACTTCACCTTCAAAGTTTCCATTAATAGCCTTGTTCTGCCCGATCACTGAGGAAAGGAATAGCATAGATTACTTCGCAAAAGCAAAGGTGTCGTTGATAATAGCTTGTTCCTCCAACAATGAGTGGAGTAATGAGAAACGTCATGAAACGTCATTCAAGAATATTCTTCGTCCGATTTATAACCGGTTGATTGAAGTTCTTTTGGAAGATGAGAGGTTTGATTGGGGTTATGGAAAAGTGAATCATGGTTATTCAGAAAACTATTCTTATGGCAGATATGGGGCTTATACAGAAAAAGGGGATGCTGTCAGTGAGCCTATAGATGCTATTAATATTAAAAGTATGGAAATTACTATTAACAATCCAAATTGTAGATAAAATGGGATATTTTAGAACATGTGAGAGTAATAAACTCAACACTGGGCAATCTGCTTGTCCAATTACTTATGCCGATGTCATCGGTGCAATTATTGCGAGCAAAGGTGTAAAGTTACCCGCAGAGTTGACACGTGAGAAATTCGAAGAGTTGTGTCATGCGGATAGACCTGAGCGTATTTATCCGATAGGCATTTTTACCAATTTTGCAAAAAATGGCGGAGAACCACAAGTGAATACAGAGGGATATGGTGCACCTTCTGTTACAGGGCTTAATGCCAGAACCGATACCGCAACTATGGCACGTTTTAGTCAGCAGCTTAATGCTGCACTGTTGCGTACAATGGATGTACCTTTTGACGTGTATTATGTTGATAAGAACAACAAGATTTATGGATACAACGATGGTACCGAAGAACTTGCTGGTCAAGCTATGAGTTGTATTTATCCAACTGCCATACCTCATCCGACAGATTCAGCGAAGGCAAGTTTAACTGTCTCGTTCTGCTTTGAAGATCCACAAGATGCAATGCAGTATTTGGATTTCAGGCAGTTAGGATTTTCAGTTAAGAATGTACTTAAAGGTTTGACTGATGTTGTGCTGGATAAACAAGAAGCAAATAAGTACAAATTGCTTGAGAAAATCGGTAAATATGACCTGACTCCCTTATACGGTGATATTATTGCCAAAGCCGCCGCTGAAGTATTGAATGGTGCTACGTCAGCTACTTATGCAGATGGAATTCTTACGGTAGTGCCTGCTGATGGTGGAGGAACAGTCTCTCTGAAAGCCCCTTCTGTATTGTTTGAAAAAGGAATCAAATATATTGAGGAGGTGTCTGCATGATTATTGAAGGTGTGACTTTTATTGAGCCGGCAGTAAAGGCAATGAAGAAGTCCGACTTCATTGATAAGCATATGCCGGTTATTTGGCAAGACCGTCCGGAGGATGATCGTAATAAAATGCTTTCTGATACTTACGATCTGATTAAGAAAGGAAAGGTTAAGGCTAAAGAGGTAAAAGAGTGATAAACAAGGGGGATGAGGGATTTCGCATCCCCCTTTTTCTTTAAAGGTATGGCCAGTATAGATGAAGTATATGAAGTGATCCATAAGATTAATACCGGTATCAAAAGAGAATGTCTTGCGTGCATGGAGGATAACAGTAATGTTATCGAGTCTTTGGTACGTGAACAGCTTTACAGTGGTATGAATGGAAAGGATAGGTTGCTTAGTCCGGATTATGATAATGATCCGTACTTTAATGAGCCTGGACCTTGGTTTCATCGTGCAAAGAGCTACAAGAAGTGGAAGAATGAAATTACCCCACCGATTGAGTCAGAAGTTCTATTCCTGCCACCGCGTCCGGTGGAAGTTCCCAACTTGTACATAACTGGTAAGTTTCATGATAGCATACAAGCGCGGTTATCCGGTGAAGTCATGGAGATAAAGACTATTGGTTTCAATGAGGGCCCGGACATTGAGAAGAAGTACGGTAGTGAAATCTTAGAGCTTGGTGATACCGCAAAGAAATACTTCTCTGAGCGTATTCTTCGTCCCTGGCTGGAAAAATTCATAGCTAATAGCGGTTACAGATGAGTTGCGGTTGTGATAACAAAAAAATTATGTGCGAGTATGCCCATGTAAGTGAGCTTGCACGAAAGGCTGCCATATTGGAACAGTGCATCTATGCAGTGTATAAAAGACGGGATGGTACGTATGGCTTCGATAAGGCAGATAGTGAGATAGATGGTGAAATTGTTGAATTTAGACATTATTTGTGATGGGAGAATTTGGAATAAGTGGTTTAATAAAGGCTGGTGAACTTGAAGCACTTGATCAGTGCGATGTAAAGTTGATCAAGATAAAGAATACCTATGTCGATGTGGCAAAAGAGCTTGCCAAAGGCATTAAAATGGAGATAGAGACTCCTAAAGAGCTTGACAAGTTATTTGCATTGTATTCTGCTCAGGTAGCGACTGCAGAGAAAACGAACACTGAATTTAATGTGACTCTTGATAAACAAAAGAAAGTGCTTCAGGAGGTCGCAGATAATTTGCAAAAGCAAGCATCAGCAAGTGATTTATCAGCCAAAGATATGAAGCAACTTGCTGATGCCAATGCAAAGAATGCCGCTGCACTGGAAAAGGTAGCAAAAGCGGAGTTGGCCGCTACAAAGGCGCAGAACTCTGGTAATAGCACAAGAAGAAATGCCAATATAAGCGAGGAGGAAAGGCTTCGTATAATTAAGGATGCCATTACTCTTACTAATCGGGAGGTGCACAGTATTATAGAGGCTGAGACAGCCAATAAACAATTAAGGCAGGCTGTTAAACTTCTACGGGATACAGATGCAGACTACATCACCATATTGGCACGACTTAATTCTACGATCGATACCAATTCCAATTATTCCAAGAAGAACTCTGATGCACAAACACGGCAGAAATTGACTGTTGGTGCGTATCGTGAAGAGGTGAAACTTGCAATTCTTGAAATTAATAAAGGCAATAATACCTTGCGAAATTTTGGAACCATTGCAGGTAATACTGGCAAAATACTAAATACTCAGCTTGCTCCTGGGTTTGCCCAAATAGGAGTTGGTATGAAAACTCTTATTTCTGGCTATGTTGGTGCTCAAGCCGTAATTAGTGGGATTGTCAAGCTGTTTACACTGCTTAGAGAAGGTGCAGGTGATATCGTTAAATTTGAGTTTGCCAACAGTAATCTTGCTGCTATTTTA